GCGTCAATGCTTCTTATCAGCTGTGCAGCTGTTCCAGAAAGCATCGTCAAGCTGCGTACGGGTCAGGATGTAGCAGGTGTCGCGGTCGGCTTTGTCGGTCAAGACATAGCCGGTTTCGGTCTTCTGAACCTCGACATCCTTGTCATCCTTCTTGATGATGTTGCGGAAAAACTCGGAAGCGGTATCCGTTTCAGAACTGAGCAGGACACTGCCGAGAAATTCCTTTTCCTCTCCGCGAATACGGGTCGCGGTAAAAATGCTCTTATCGGTCATGATAGTTCCCCTTTCAGATTTGCGATACTTTTATCGGCAAGCGAAGTTTGGGAGCCGTGTTGCCAAGGATATTCTCCCAAAACGCTTCCCTTTCCTCATACTGATATCCAGCCTCAACCAGACACGGCTTGAGTTCTCTTATAGCTTCCGGGTCAGTGGCAATCGAAAACATGGTATAATCCTTGTCATCGATATACCACCCGGCAGGAAGGTTTTCGGGGTCTTCTTTGCTTGCTTCATGGTAAATAACGACGCCGCCGTTCATCTCTTGGAGGATGCCAAGCGCAATGCTCGTTTCAAGGATTTCGCGGGCAAAAAGCTCATTCAGCATCGTCAAACACCTTCTTTCCCTTTGCATCGAAGCGCGTATCCCACTGAGCAATTTGGTCGTCTCCGGTAATGCCACGGAGGCTCAGCAAGCAACTGTTTTGCGGATGGCACCAGATAGTGCTGGGTGCTTCGTTTTCAAGGAAGGCACCACAAAACGGACAAGGATTTTTGGGACTGATTTTGTTAAGTCGCATCATGCTCATACCTCCTCGTAGTCGATGTCGAACAACTCGAACACGCCAATGACCTGAGTGGCGTAGCAATCCTCGACCATGATACGGTCACCGCCATCGATGTCGTAAGGAACATCGCGCTTGTCCAGTAACCGACATGCACGGTCGAATTCTTCAGCGCCTTCAATGTAAAAACGAGTCATGATTTGCACTCCTTATTGATTTTTTATGCGTAAAATTGTGATTTAGGCGGGGCTGTCGGCTTTCTCGGCAGGTCCGAGGTACTCGAACTCGGTAAGGTCATCAAGAGACCGCTGATTTTTCAAGCAATAATCGTGAAGAAGGCCAACGATAGCGGTTCGCGTATTAGACGGCATTGCACAATGCTCAACCGAGAAACATACGCTGGTACTATCCTCAAAGCCTGTACCGTCCGAACCATCGCTGGTCTTTTTGAAGGTTGCTTTATAGGAGCCGATATGAGATGCGCGGCTCCCCTTGTCCACAGCCTCTGACAAAAGAGAATCGAGTTCCTTGCAGCGCTCCTGAGCGATGTAATACTCGCTCATCTTGATGGGTTGCACATAATCGGGCAATTTTCCGGAGTTGTGATGTGCAGCCTGGGTGGAATAATACCCGTAAACATTACCGCAGCCGTCATCCCACATGGCGATTTGGCATTTCCCGCAATACGGAAAATCCATGAACCACCATTTGCTCGCCGTTAGAGAATAGGGGTCGATATGCGATGTAACTTCCTCGTGCCAGCGCTTATTCATGGGCGAGTTCTTCTTGAACACGCATAACCCACTCTCCGACTTTTCCTTCATGAGCTGTGCGCCAAACCATTCTTCGTCATTCGGCGGAAGTTTCACGGTAAGGCGCATGTTCGTGGAAAAGCTGTAATCGAAGTCCTTGTTACGCGATACGAAGTATTTGTCGATGAACGAGGATGCGAACCCGACAAATTTGTCCAGCTCGTTCTTTTGTTTGAAGTACTTGCGGTACATCTCAGAGTCGGGTTTCACCAAAAATGCTATCTCAGTCATAGTTCAACATCCTCACTCATCCATCGGGATGGCATCCGTCACCTTATAGTGACCGTTTCGCATGGAATAGCCAATGCTACTGGCAACATCAGCGCTCATGTTTGCATCACCGCTATTCAACGCCTGACTTACCTTTTCGATGGCATCATCATGGTTCTCGGCGTCGATGCAAACAGTGATGGAAACAGAAATGACAACATTGTAGGTATTCATGGTAAACTCTCCTTATTTTTTCTTGGTATCAATGGGATTCGGATTCTTGTATTCGGTCCAGAGGAAAAGGCGCTCCACGGGTGTCAGGATATCCGTGTCTTTGGCTTCCAACAGCGTGTTGGCACCATCATCACAAGAGAACGGATACGGGTATGTTGCAACCATGTCATCCTTATTGACTGTCAGATAGTGCTTATTCAGGACATAGTAGGAACCCATAGACCGTGTCTTAATCTCGTGCCCGGAACACCATACGCGAATACTGCAATAGTGTTTTCCGGATACCTTGTCATCGACTTCCACCAATGCGGCCAGAATCATCTCATCAGGCTGCGTGCGGTAGAATTCGTGCATCTCCTCCTTCGTTCTGATAACGGCGGGCTTAATGTCATACCGTCTGATATCCTCGCGCAGAAGCTGTTCACCGGCGCTGTGCAGGAATTCCATGATAGGATAGAAGTCACCCGCTTCTCGGCCAAATTTCTCCCCTGCATGTGCGTAACAGCGGCAAGGATAGAAAATATGGTTGTCGATAGACTTCTCGTACTCTTTGAGTCCCTGATGAGTGAACGCGAATCCCATTGTTTCATAGTTGTTGCTCATAGGAGTGACCTCCACATGGTAGGATGCGACATGGGTCACTTCCTTGTATGCATCCACATAGTCGGCTTCATCAACGACGGACGACAACATTTCCGGAATATCCTTCTTATCCATGTCCCGCAGCTTTTCATACGGGATGTACGGCAAGCCAGGATTTTCCTTGTTGTATTCCTGAATGGCATCGTCATCGTCAAGGCCGAGCCGTGTCTGCACAAGTTCACTAACTGACGAATATTCATTACCCTTTTCGTCATAAAACCTGCTGTAATCGATTTCTTGACCTTCAATGACAGCGTCATCCAACTTCATGGTATCCTCTTTCGGAAGTTGCTGTTCAAGGACGTGAATCGGCATATTTGTGCCGAAATTGTCCACGGAGCCCTCAAACTGCAGGGCGGCAAACCGCTTGAGATACCAGCCATTCTGGGGGTCAACCTTCACGGTCGTTTCAGAGGTAGCTATGAGCTCTCTTGCTTTTTTCGTTTTCGGTCATAATAAACACTCCTTTTTGAAAATTAAAACAAAAAGGCGGGCCTCTCGCGATGAGAAGTCCGCCTTAAAGCGAAATTGTGAATTGTACGAGCACAGAATGCCTTTTATGAACGGTATCTATCGTACAATTCTTATTCTATTCGGTTCGCATAAATAGGCAAGGGAGAAAAGCGATTTTCTCTCCAACTCATGCGATTCCGAACACCTTTGCGTTGTTTTTATCCTCACGCTGGCGCTGCTCGGAATAGGTCATGGTGTTTTTGTTGGAATTGAGGTATGCGAGTTCCTTCTCGGCATCCTCCTTGCTTTCAAACACCGTGACATTCAGCAACTCATTCGGAAGGTTAAAGTAAATCTCCGTGCCGGTATCGTCCTTCGTGACGATATCAACAGTGACGGTACATTTCGGGCAACCAGTATCCCCTTTGCTGTGAGAATACCCGCGCCACACCTGCACATTTGTGATAGTGGCGGGATAAATCACATTTTTGCTGCGGGACTTGGAATAGGTGCGGTTGTTCTTGTTACGGCCGCGAACCTCTGTGATGACCCATACGGGCTTGTCAATCAACGCAAGAGCGTTGGAAAGGTTGAGATTATTAAACATTTTTTGTTCTCCTTTTTTGCTATGGTTATTCTCTGATTGCGATGGGCGGAGTCTTATCGAGCAGCGTGTCGATGTTCCAGCCGCAAAGGGTCAAGAGCACCTCGGATGCGGGACTCTGATTCCGGATATCGTTTGCCAGGTGAAACCCGATGTGTGCATAGGTATCATCATCGCTTGCAATTTCGTTTTTGACGGTCTCGGCAAAATTTTCAGCCAGTTCCGCGTTGTCGGCGATGACATTCATGGCCTCGTTCACGACGCGGTCCTTGACTACGAATGCGTCATCGGCAAAATAGTCACATCCCGGGCAATGCGGCTTAGCCCTCACACCGCTGGATACGGAAATCAGCTTGCAGCCACACGAGGGGCAAGTAAAAAAATACGGATGATTGGTCGGTAAGGTCATAAAAATACGCTCCTTTTTGATATGGTTTTGGAAAATTGTGCGCAGACAGCATTGGGGTCTGCGCGTTGTTAAGCACGGGAAACGATTGCTCCCCGCAGATTAGATATTGGGACTTTCGTAGTTGCACAGCTTGCCGTCAACCAGTTCCCACTGCATGTGTCCGCCTTTGCAAAGCACATCGAAGCGTGCATAGTTGAAGCTTTCACTGACGTACAGAGGTTTTCTAATTTCGGCTTTTGCAAGCCGGACATTTCCGTATCGGTTCGACTCATAGGTCTCTACATCCGGGATGATGACAAGTTTTGAGGCGTTGAAGCCGAAGCGGGCGGCAATGAAAACCTCAGCGTCTCGTCGTACTTCACAATACCCTTGTAACGCTGCATGTGTTTCGTGTCGGTCCTCTGCCAAAAGGTGATGATGTCGTCCTCAAAGACGGGGGTCTCCAACACATCATCAACTCCCGTGTATTGCCCTACTGTTTCAGCATATACAACATGCTTCTCAACCTTCGGGTCTTGGGTATAGATGATGGCGCGTTCATAGCCTTTGTTCTGAGGAAAGATGCCGCCTGTGACCCAGATGCCGGGCAGAGGCTTACCGGATATGGAGGTCTTCTCCCCTTTGTGCCGAGTCTGACCACGGAATAATATTTTTCTGGTTGCCATATAAATACTCCCTTCTACGCAAAAAGGCGGGCCTCCCGATTCTTCGGAAAGTCCGCCTCAGCGAAATTATGAATTTTTGTACGAACACAAAAAGTGCCTTAGTAGATGGTATCTATCGTACAAATACCATTCTAGGCGGTTCGCACACTTTGGCAAGTAAAAAAATGCCGCCCATCCAAAGATGAGCGGGGAAAATGTCAATCAAATTGCTCCATGAGTTGGCTGAGCCACATGGGACGATACGTTCCAACGGGAAGAATCTGCCCGTTACGGTATTCCGCCACGAGAACAAATCCGTTGTCATTGTCGAAAAACTTGGCTTCATCGCAATACGGAAGAATTTTCAGGACATCTTCGAAACGATGAGAGAATCGAGCCTTTACATCCTTGGTAGGAATGTCGTGCCCACCGCGTTCTACGCGGTTTTGGATTCGCCGAATACTTTCCTCGGCAGTGTCCAAACCGACATAGTACAGGCGAATATAGTATCCGGCCTCCTTTGCGCGTTTGCAGAGGCGTTTCGGATATCCCCCAGAAAGAGTTGTCTCCTGCGTAAAATTCACGCCGTCCTCTAAGGCTTGCTCGATATGTTTGACGGCAAGCTTGCCGCCCTCGTACTCGTCGCCGCCGCATTGAACGGTCAGCTTATCAGGGTCTACCACAATACCAAGGTCGCTGCGCTCAGAACGCAAAGAACCAGTCAAGCTGGATTTCCCCGCACCATTTACGCCGCCGATAAGAGTGTATGTTTTCACGGTATCACCTCTGTTTTTATTATACCATATTGCATCATATACACGCAATGCGTTTGAGAATACTTTTAATCTTCCTGCTCATCGGAACCGAAGATTTCAGCAAGGTTGTCAAGAATGTCCTTGGCTCTTTCTGCTATATTTGCGTCATCAAATTCATCCTCGGCGTAGTATTCCTGCTTATCCTGCAAAGCCTTGATAATCGCCTTGCGATAAGTGGGGTTCAGAAGATTGTCTGCGATGTCAGAGATGCTTTCCACGCCTTCGTTGTCGTGGTACTCATAGGGGTCGTCATCGAAAGCCAGGCTGTCGAGTTTGGAAGCAATATCGAGGAATCTTTCGCGTGGTACGGACAGCACATCATTTGTGCATTTCCGAACCGGTGCATCGGCTTGGGTAGTTGTTTTGGTCATAATTCTTTACTCCTTTTGTTTGCAAACAAAAAGCGGACCTCCCAAAAATCGAGAAGTCCGCTTATTTGCAGATTGTGAATTGTACGAACACAAATTGTGCTTTGGATGGTATCTATCGTACAATTACTATTTTATGCGGTTCGCACATCGGGGCAAGTACCAGCTATTGGATTTCTGCTTTCAGCCATTGTAGATACCGGTATCGCTCGGCTTCGTTCTGAATTCCCTGCAAAGCGAAAGTTACGAACGGCACATCCGTGCAATGGTGGTACAGCCACGGTTCGAGGGCGAGTGCCTCAAAAATATCATTGTAGCAAGTATTGCGCCGATAATATTCGAGGTTTTCATCTTCGATTTCGTAGTCGAACTTTGCGCGGATTTCTTCCGCCGTATAGTTTTCGGCTTTTGCGGCGGCGTTCGCAAAGAACGGGATATTGCCTTCCTTCCATTCGAAAAACGGATAATCCTGGTCGCAGGAGTTCTGGAAATATATACTCAGCGGCCATTTCTCGCTTGCGTTCTCAGGCGGCATCATGATGATACCGAGCAGCTTGTGCTCTTCCCAATACAGAAAACGGAAGGTAAACAATGCCTCAAGCCAATACCGGTCAGCGGTATCTGCCAGCGTATCGGCTCTGCGATTTTTGCTCTCCTCATCCGCAATGTACCCGGTACGAACCGAAGGAATATAATACAGATTATCCCTGATGGTTTTCCTGATATTCTTTTCTGTCATCTGCGATTGCGTATATTCCAGCGCAATCGTCATGGCTTCCTGCAAACTGTTCGCCTGCGCAAAGCCCATGTCAAAACCGTAACTCATGGTATGGAACTCCTTTTAGTTTGCCTGGTTTCAGGTTTGTGGTATAGGTGTCAGATGCCAAGGCGCTGGGCGGCAGTCTCGATATCGCAGAAGCACAAAAGCTCCTGACCATATCGAAAACCGTCAAACCCATCGCTGTAAGAATAGTCGATACGACCTTTGCTATCGCGTTTGACCAGCTTCTTAAAAGCATCTTCCAGAGTCGTTTTGCCACTGTTCACGGCTTCTGTAACCATGTCGTTGAACTCATCGCTCATGTCAATGCCAACAGGGTCAGGAAACATCATGCTGCGAGCGTAATCGCGAAAGTCTGCTATATCCATGAAATAGTCATTGTCAACTTCGGTGCGAATAGTGTTGGTCAGTTTACTCATTTTCTTTCTCCTTTTTGTTGGAAGGCAGAATTAGATTTTTTCAACCTCATCTGCGCCATATACAACATTCAGTCTGGAACCATTGTCCCAGTGCATGAGAAGATTACCGATGCTGTCAACACCGACAACCGTCCCCTCCGTGCCAATAGGCGGGGCTTGCACATCATCCATTTTGACAAGACGGACGCGAGTGCCGTTGGGATATTTGGCGCGGAGCATTTCGATAATTTCCTTAGTTGCGTTCGCTCTGATTTTTGCTGCTTGGCAGATGAGCGTTGCGAGTGTTTCAGGGGTGTTGAACCGGCTCACGGAAGGGCCTTTCCAGGTCCCGATGCTGCCATTGATACCATTGCGCAGTTTGATGCCGCTGCCGCCTTTCTCTTTCCAGTCATGCAGGTTGACAGAGTAGTCATCCAGAAGGACAAAAGACTTGTCAATGCATGGCATTTTTAGACGATTGGCAGCTGCTGCAGCCTTGCTTTCTCCGCAAGGAACGAAAATCCTATGTGCAGCATCGATTTCCGGCACATACACATCCAGCCATCCGTATTTCTCCCCTACCGCAGCAGGGTTCTCCGGCATGAATGCGGACAGCGCATAGATATCAAGTTCGGGATGCGCGTTGCAGAGGATTCTTACGGCATCCACCACTGTCTGATACGGAGGCAGGTCCCGGAAATAGTTCTCCTGCAGTAAATCTTCAAAACACGCGGCTTGCTGCCACGCTGCGAGTGTGCCGTCCATGTCGATGAACAGCCGAGCCGTAATGATGTTATCGGTCATAAGGAACCTCTCTATTTGGTTAAGTGTGAGCGTTAATGAAGTTTTCGTCCAGAACGAAGAAGCTGTTGTCTTGAACCGTATCAGCGGCATACCAAAGTTTATCTGCAACATTGTACAGATAACCATAGGTGATGTTTTCTTCTTTGAGGATGTTCAGGAACAGAGTCTCAGCGTTTTTCAGAACAACAGGAGTATCGACTACTACGCTGTCGATTTCCAAGTCATCGCCTCTGTCCCGATGATAGGCAGTTGTTATGCCTCCTTTAGGGCCGTGACGAACAGGTGTATCAAATCTGTGCGTTTCTCCCTCGTCCGGGGCAAGACGCTCACGAACCATCGAAAGGCTTCCAAGGTCAACGAGTGCTGTTGCAAGTTCCGGGGTGTTGTAATGCTCAAGAAGCATTTTGCCAAGATAAGACGGGTAGCCATCAGAATGGCAATAGACGAACTTGATGATTCCTTCTTTGCAAAGTACTCCGATAAAGCTTGGTGTGCTCATTGGTTCTCCTCCTCGGTAGTCGGGACCTCAACAACGGTCCACCAATCGATGAAATCGGGACCTTTGATGTGGATGTTTTCGAGAATAAATGTTTTCATTGCAAAGCTCCTTTTTGTCGTTCGCAAACAAAAAAGGCAGGCTCACCCGAAGATGAGTCTGCCTGAATGCTTGCAGATTGTGAATTGTACGAACGCTGGATTGCGCCTTGGTAGATGGTATCTATCGTACAATATCTATTCTATGCTGTTCGCACAGCCTGGCAAGCAATAAAATGCCGCCTACCCGAAGGCAGACGGCTAAATGCTATTGGTTAGTTGAGGTTCGGTTTCGTCATGACATGGGCGCGATATACCGTGTTGGCGTCTTCGTCCTTCAATTCCCAGCAGCCGGTAAATCCATCGCAGGGTTCAGTGACGGCAACTCCCCTGCCGGTATCATCGTACAGGATAGCCTCAGTCCATTTTTGTCCTTCATCACCTCAGCAGAGGGGGTGTAGGTCTTCTCGATGTATGCGAGAAACTTTTCTCTCATTTCAGCCGTGACCCAGTTGGAATCCGCCTTCCGGTAATCGTCAAAGAGCAGTGCGAATGCAGCAGACTTGCAGTAGGTTTCTTTGCGGTCAACGATGAACGCCATGAACTCGAGACCGTTCTTAATGCTGAAATGATTCGCACCCATAGCCAGAGGGAAAGAGCCGAAATCCTGCTCGTACAGCGCTTCGACATAATGTTCTCCCTTGTGTTCGCCTTTGATGACCACACGCTTATACGAGCAACCGTTGGCCGTCAGCATTTCGCGTCCGCAGTAGTTACATTTTGCCATTGCCCGTCTCCCCTTTCAGAAGCTCGCGTGCATGGTCGAGGACTTCCTTTGCGACAGGTTTACCGCCTTCGTTCAGAGCGAGGAAGACCTCCAGAACCTCTGCACGGGTCGTATTCTGGTCAAGTTCAGCAACACCAATGGAAGCATCCATGAACCAGTTTTTATCCAGAGCGGAAAGGTCGTTGTAAAACGCACCCTTGTACGGGAATCGGTTCTCGTAAAAAGCAAGCAGGGTCAACATACGCTGCTTGCCATCGACGATTTCGTAGTAGTTGCCATCGTCGTTTGTGCGATTAAAGGGCAACTGCTTGAAGACGAAACGACCAATTTCGCGTCCTGCGAAGATGCTGTCCAGCAGTTTCTCTCTGTCCTCCTCATCCCAAACAGAACCGCGCTGATAATCGGGTTTGAAATCAACGCCGAACAGGTAATGGAAGCTGAGTAGAGAGTACATGCTACGATTTGAGTAGTGCAGACGGGATAGTGCAGAGTCACGCTTTGCGAAATGCGTGTCTTTGTCGTCATCCAACGGTCGAACACTCGTCCAAGCCCAGCAGGAATATTCGACATTGTTCTTGGTGGTGACGCGGATGAGATACATTGCGCCATCATCCATCACTTCTTCGACAACACAGTTAGGAAGATGTCCAACCTGCACCCTGTCTCCCACAGCAAAATGGTATGTGGGTGTTCCAGAGTTCTTTGCTGCGTTACAGGCTTTCTCGTAAGAGTAGCTATCCTTTACGCGTTCCTGCGGAGTTTTCTCCCGAGCAATTTCTTTAGTACGGCTTTTTGCCATGGTAATGCCTCACTTTCTTTTTTGGCGGTCGTTGAGAAACGTCCCAACCGTCAGTTGTTTTCTTTTTCGTGCCTCTCGTCGTCGCGCAGAAGGTCGTTTGCCACTGCTACGGTATCACAGGTGTAGTAGCGTCCGCAGGTGTATTCGCACTGAGTCAATGTGGCGGAGCAACCGTTGATGCAGCCCATGAAGACATCCTTATTGCCGTTCTCGTCGGTGAAAATGCCGCCGGTCACGGTGATGCTCTCAACATAGGGCAAGCACGGCTCGTCCGTGTCCTCACTCAAGTTCCATACAATCTCCCAAAAGCTGATGAAGGTGTCATTGTACAAGAAAGAGGGGCGGTTACCGCTGTCTTTCCGAACCAGTTCTTCAAGGGCATCCCAAGGAACTTCATCTGCAATGAAGATGCCGAATGCGCCACAGGAAAAAACGATTTTTCCAATATGACTGCAGATACGGACATAGTCACCCACATGAAGTTCGTTGTCATTGGCATCGGTGAAACCTGTGTCGAAGCCTTTCTGTGCCATTTCATTTGCGTTAGTCATTTTAATACACTCCTTTTTGAAATTGACGCAAAAAAGCGGACCTCCCAACATCGGGAAGTCCGCCTTAAAGCGAAATTGTGAATTGTACGAGCGCAGTCAGCGCCTTAGTAGAATGGTATCTATCGTACAATCTCAATTGTATCCGACTCGCACGAAGATGCAAATGTTTAATTGCCCTCATGGAAAAACGTATGCGTGAATTCCGGATGCCCGGCGAACACCTTCGCAACAACCTCGGGCAAGTCATGGATATAACAGATGGTTTTATTCAAACCACCTATTTTTGCAAATATTTGTGTTATTTATTTTCGAAAAATGCAAGCATAGCCGTATTAGCTGCCTGCGCATACCGAGTTTCGGGATGCCGTGCAGCAAAGCTTTCTTTCGCAAAGAGATTGTTTGCGGAATGTACCGAATACCTCGTACCCTTCAACTTCAACTGCCAAGCCAGCTGATTCGTGTCATGCTTATGAGCATCAGTGATGCTCGTGACGAGAAAACACGGAGGCAGCATCTTGGCGTAAGTCTTAGGCGACAGGCATTCGGCGTAGCTGGTCTTCTTCCAATCCTTTTCGATGAGATAAGGCGCGATAGCGTTCATCTTTCTGCTGGAAAGGTCAAGAATACCATTCTGCAAACAGACAGCCTTGAACGAAAGTTTTGCTTCCTGCGGTACATCAAACGGAAGTTCATCTTCGAGATGCTGCATGGATACAGGGTTCCAGAGAAGAGCGTATACGAGGCAAGCCAGTGCAGCACCTGCACCGTCACCTACCAGATACATTCTGGACATATCTGCGCCATACCGTTCTGCACAGCGGTGGATGACAACGAACGCCTTCAAAAGGTCGCCGAGCTGCCCAAACAGATTCGTTTCTGGAACCTGGGTGTATTCCGGAATAAAGGTCAGATACCCATGCTCCGCACACCACGTTCCGAAATTTCGGTTCAGGGCACTGCGTCCTGCAACGAAATCGCCGCCGTAGATGTCGATGATGACAGGGAATTTCTTGCCGTCGCCTTCCTTGTGCTTCGGAACAAACGCAGAGATGGGCAGGCACTCATCACTTCTCTTCGTGATGATGTGATGTGTGACCTGCGTCTCGCTGCAAACTCCGATTGCGGTGGTATTGGGTTTCGGTTGCTTGCTTATGATTTTCTGCAAGGAGCGCTCCTTGCAAAGTGCGTAACGGTTGATATTCAAATTTCTTCCTCCTCGTTCTCGCAGCAGTCAAAAAGAGAGTTTTCCCAGCCTCTTTCAATGGCAACTCCGTAAGCCTTTTTGTACTGCTCCTCGAATCTCTGCAGGACTGCATCGTACTGACTCTGCGTCATAACAATATCGAGTCCGAGGTCGTCATCGTCGTTAGAGTTGTCGTAGTGGTACAGCCGCATTTCAAATTGTCTGCCGAAAACATCCTTGTTCGGATACCAGCATGAATACAAAATTACATAGTCGTCATCACTTCTTTTGCAGACATCGAGTCCAAACACCTTATCGATGTCAAACTTCATGGGAATGAGAATACTGATATAGTTGTCATCATATGTCCGCATATCGGATTCGTTGATAATGAAGCGAAGGAACTCATCGAGGTCTTTGATGGCTACTTGACCCTGTTTCTTCACAGAGTCGATAATTTTTTTGTGTGCCATGATTTTTCCTTATCTTATCGTGCGCAGCGGTAAAAGAACGCCAGCATCTCATCGTTTGCCATCTGCCCCCATGCCGTTTCCGGATGAAGTGCGGCAAAAGCGTGGTCGGCTTCTTTTACATTGCAGAATACGAATTGATGGTACTGGTGGTTGGTTTTCAGCAGCTTCACATAACGTTTTGTCTGTCCTTTCAGGAAATCTCCTTTTCCGGAACAAAGAAAGCACGGCGGCAGCAGCTTGCAATAGTATTCGGGACGAATATTGGAAGCGTACTTCTCTTTGCGCCATCCCTTCTGCATGTAGTTGTCCGCCAGCAATCCAACCTGACCTTTGTAAAGGTAGAACATCCCACTCTGAAAACCCATGGCAGTCACGCGGAGAGCCTGAACCTTTTGCGGGATATACCTTTCAAGGCGGCGGATGACCGGCTGCATCTCGGCAGGATGGTGTAGTGAAGCAACGGCCATAGAGGCCAAGAAAGCACCGGCACTGTCTGCGGTAACGAAGAGTTTTTCGATGTTGCCGCCGAACTCTGCCGCTTTCGCTTCAATGACTGCGAGCGCATCGAGAATATCCGAGATTTGTCCGAAGATATCCGTTTCGGGAACCAGACGGTAATCGGGGATAAAAACGATATAGCCTCTTCTTGCCAGTTGGATACCAAGATTCCTGTTCTGTTCTTTGCGGCCGGCAATCAAGCCCCCGCCATGAACATCCAGGATGATGGGTAGTGGTTCTTTGACCTCTCCGACTGGTTTGTAGACATCCATAGAAAGTCCTAAACATTTTCGAACCGGGATGGTCACAATATCGACAAGGCCGCTGTTGTGCATTCGCGGCTGGCTGCGAATGATTTGTTCTACGTGGATGCGCTCCTTTACGGAAGCACGAGTAATGATATTAAAAAAAATCAACTCCTTTAACAAAAAACGCGGCTGCTGCTCTTCTTGAACAGCAGCCGTATTTGGTGAAATCAACGGAACTCGAATGTGTATTCGGTCCCGGTAACGGTTGAGACGAAAATATTCACGCCAATTACGCCGAGGCGTTTTGTCGTGGCAGTCGTAAAAGAGCGAGCGTTCTCATTTGTCCCCACGACAAACCGAAGAGGCTCGCCGTTTACGACATGCAAGGCACCTTTGCAGCCGATAAGAGACTTGACTCTTTCGTCGCTGCTATTGGTGGCGGTTAAAATACACCCTTCCCGAGTTCGCATTTGTAAATTCCTCCTTAATCAGAAATCTCAAGCCAAAGCTTGCGGGTACTGGTCAAGAACATCGTTGAATCGGGAATCTAGGTGCCGGTCATTTTCGTCACGGGCGGGATAACTGAACGCGTTCTCGTCTGCAGCAGCATCCGTGAACCCGTCCATCACGGTTAGGATACCCTCCATCCAGGCAGCGGCTCTGCCAAACATACCGTTTTCCTGTTCCTTGTTGCGGTGTAGGTAATCGGTAAGGCTTTCAAGAGCCATCTTCTGCTGGTAGAAGGTATCCCAGTTAATGTTTTTGATAGTGTCGAGGTAAGCGTTATCGTCCATTTTGAACAAACTCCTTAAAAAATAAATTTACGATGCATACCCCGAAAGGCTCCTGCAATCAAATTCCAAAACAAAAAGGCAGGCTCTCCATGTGACTGGAAAGTCTGCCTTAACGGTTCAGAACTGTGAATGTGTGAATTACCTTTCGGTTGGTATCCATCGTACATTTTTCATTGTATGCGGTTCGCACATTCGCGCAAGGGCTTAAAGGTGAAATCTGAGAAAATTATTGGACAGTGATAGAAGAATTTACAGCCTCAGACGAAGAATCGGTGCTCTCGCTCGCGGCTGCATCAGAATCCGCAGCGTTTTCAGCGTCAGATGCAGCACCGGACTCGGTTGCTGTATCAGATTCCGGAACAGCGGCAGCGCCCTCGGCAGGTGCGCCTGGCATAGTCGCATACAGACCCGTCAGACGGACAGGCGCGTCACCGTAGCCAAGATATCCCCAGAAAGTATCAGTGCTGGCTTCATTGATGTACTCGGTGCCCTGCAATACCGGGAACTCATAGATATCGGTGATAGCCGTGCCCTTCACATCGGCGCTGTCAAACTGGTCGCTGCAGGATGCCACAACGGTGCAGTCCTCGTAGTTCCAGACGAGGTAGAAGGACTTGGCACCGGTCTCTTTGTTGTACTCCGCGTCACGGAACTCATCAAAGGAAGTATACTGCGTGCCGGTCGGGCTGTTCTTCCAATAAAGGCCATTCGGGGTGCCGAATACCGCATAGAGGGCGTTGAACTTCTCCTCGGGCGTGCCGTCAGCAGGAAAATCCTTCAGAGCGGAAGGCTTCATCGTCGAATAGAAAAGCCCATTCTCAAAGGCGTTCCCAATAGTCATGCCGTCTGCAGCAGCCGTGGTGCTGTCCATGACATTCGATACCGGGCCACCATTAAAGCCAATCTGGTAGTAGTTGGCGGATTCCCCATTCTCACCCTCGGTACAGACACAGAAATCCGAGATATCTTTTTCCAGACCTTCTCCGGTCACGGCATCCTCAATACTGTCGATGACCGTTTCCCCCGTTTCCAGAACGGACAATTTCAGGTATCCGGAAATTGGCATCTCGTTCAAATCCTTCACGGACACGTTCTTGATTTGTGTAGAGCTGCCGGACGCAGAGGAATAGAGTCCTGAAACGAATGCGCCATCCTCATAGGTCAGAGGATTTACACCCAAAGGCAACCCATCCGTCCATGTCATATCGGGCTTATCCAGAGTCCCTACAGCGAACTCTGGAAGATTGTCAAGCAATGACCATGCATTGATGGGCTCTGGCGTAGGTGCAGGAGTCGGTGCCGGTGTGGCAGGGGGGGGGGGGGGGGGGGCGGCGATGGCCGCTGCCTCAGAAGCCGCTTTCCGGTCCTGAATCTCCTGAGATGCACAGCCGGTAAACATCACTGCGGATGCCATCATGACAGCTGCGGCGAATAGAATTTTCTTGTGTTGCATACTGTTTTTGCACTGTCTTATTATTTAGGCAGTGCTTTGCCTCCTTTTACATATCGTTTGTGCTGAATATGACCAATGACCGCAAGCCCCAAAAAGCCAACGGCAATGAGCATCGAACTGCCTCCGAGAAGAAACGCGCAATAACCGGCCACATCGCGCCACTGTGCAGCTTTTGCGAGCGTGCAGATGACGCAGGCAATAAAGCAAAGCCAGCCAAAGAGATAGCCAGCCATTCCGATGGTAGCCACCTTCCCTAATACGGATTCTAAAAGCTTCAAAGCAACCACATCCTTCCTACGAGTTTAATTTTATGCGATTCGCAAGTATTGGCAATAGGAAAATATCGTTATAAAAAGAAAAAGCTGCCCAACCGAAGCTGGACAGCGAAAATGCTATTGAATTTTACTGTTTTTTGTTTTGTTCTGCTCTTCTGCGCTCGCGTTCCTCGTACTCCTTCTTCTGATACTTCAAGCGTTCGTTCAGCAGAAAGGAGTTTTCATCGCGGGTCATGGTGAGTTTGGCTCTGTACACGATATAAATGACGATAAGTGCCAAAATGCCGTAGGTGAAGATGAGACTCAGAAGATTGCCAACAACCGTTACGATAATAGGCGAAATGAGATGGAGGATACCAATGACGAGCAGGAACATGCCACCAAAGACGATGACTCTTGCAGCGGTCTGAACGGCAGGCGGGTAGCCATCAAGAAAAGTGGATATAGTATCGTTGATTTTCGTGAAAACATCATTTCTCTTTTTGCCATTGCTATTATTATTTTCAGCCATACCGGACCCTCCTTTTTATGCCCATTATAGCACGTATTTGAACAAAATGCTATACCTCGCATTATATTGTGGGAGAACAGGAAGCACTTTGTTTGTCAGATGACAACAAAAAAAGCCGCCACCCCAAAGGGCAACGGCTAAGTGTGTTGGTGTGATTAGCGAGGCAGGTTCTTGTCTACCGCGATTTCGAGGTTGTAGTGAGGCAGTTTCGCAACATCACCCTTCGCAACCTTGAGAGCCGCCTTCATCTTGTCATCAGGCATGGACTGGATAAGGCTGTTCAGTTCCTCACAGGTGTGGCTGAGCATCGGACCGCGACTGGTGGTGAACATCGTAGCGGAAACCGGCTGGCAACCCTGAGAGACCATACCGTCCCAATGCGTGCGCAGTTCAGCAACGGACTTCATGTTAGCAGCAGTGCTCATGAAATCATAGATGTTGCAGTGGTTCTCGTCGATGTATTCAAGGACATTGATGCGAGTGCGGTTCGCATATACAGGGAACTGGAGCTCGACCTTGTTGCCGGTGTTGTTCATGATACGCTCAGCAAACTGCTTGGCGTACTCCTCGAGGGGGCAGGTCTTGTCTTCCACGACAGGAACAGCATCCTTTACAGCATCGAAGATGGCACGCCAGCCCTCATCGCTCAAATCGATGTTGGACTTGTTTGCGAGGGTGTTCAGGAACCCACGCGGCAGGTCAGAGATATCGATGGCGATGGTGCCGGTGAACAGGTTGAAGGAAGGATGACGAGCACGGTCCCAAATGGTATCCAACTGTGCGGTAGCGATAACGCGGTCGCCGAGCTGGATATCCACACCCTGGGTGCTCATATTTCCCTGATAATAGTGCTTCAGGGCGTAACCACCGGTCACTGCACGAGTCTGAGTAGCGGCTGCGTTGAGCAGACCGACCTCAACGGAAACAGGGATATCGTGACCATTGTAGTTCACGCTCAGATGATGCGTCCTGGTCACAGCCTTGTAGCGCTGGAAGATAGGCTTGACGAAAACATCGCAAGTCTTGCCGTTCGCCATCTGATAGTCGGGAATCAGGATACGGGCGGGAGCGGCACCGGAATCATCGGGCTTGAGGTAGTTGCGATACTTGACGCCGAAATGCTCCGCAATGGAACGGCGCAGCACATTGAGGCTGGAAACCTTGCTCGGAGCGCAGCTACCATTCCGGGTCAGCATAGTGCTTGCGGTGCCCTTGTCCATCTCCACATAGATGATGGTGGAGGGAGCGCCGAGAGGCTTGTAGGCATTACGCATGACGATGTCGGCAAGAGGGATATCCTGCTGCTCAACAATCTTCATCTTGGTGTCGAAGGGGCCGTCAACGAGGTGGTAGGAATCCTCTTCCGGCTTCTTGGTGGCGATGAACCACGGATACTTGTTCCGGGTAGCGACCAGCAGGAAGTTGTTGAGACCTACGCCGTGGATGCACAGAGGACCCTCATCGGTGTGACGAGAGCCAAACTGCAGGCTTTCGCTCACCTCGTTGATGTCCATACCGTTGCCCCAGTCGGCAGTAACCATGCCGATTAGGTCCTTCTCGGAGCCTGGTATGAACGCAACCAAAGCGTTTACAGGGCCGGTGCTGTTCGACAGGATGTTGTCCATGGGCTCGCAAGCGGCGCTGTGCATCGGGAGAAACTGGTTGGAAACGGCATTGAAGTAGTTCTTGGTGATACCAACATTGAAAATATGTGCCTTCATAGTATACCCCGTATCGTGGGGCCAACGTGCTGCTCTTGAAATCATCTCCACAGCAGGTAGAGCCCCAAGATAGGGGGTTATTGTTATTTGTTTGTGTGTTTGTCTGTTATTACAGGAAGCAGATAAGCGTAAAAGATTGCTATCGCAAGTATCGCAATTACAATCACGATAATTACGGGGACTGGGATTTGTTCGATGAGCGCAAATATCACGCGTTTTAACAGCAGCTAGAGAAGACGACGTAGCATCTTATGATTGCTGAAAAAAGCGCTTACTTGCTAAAATATCTTCTTGAAATTAGTCATGATAATTCTCCTTTTTTGATTGATATTCATTTTATGCTAACGCACTTTATCGTTGTACCCACGGCTGGAACATGTATAAAAGATGCTCTAACGCGGCGTTCGCGGCTGGGATATGTATAAAGGATGCTTTGCTGTATTTGCAGCAAAACAACGATTTTCGCATTAACGCAGCGTGTACGTCCCGCTTTTTAGGCAGGAAATCTATTATTATCACCGTATCGTGGTGTACTACGATGCAGGAATGTTCCCGCATGACCAATAACAGATAGTCCGCAAAAACCTCCAAAAGAAAAAGGACAGACACCCATGACGAGTGTCTGTCCTTTTCAAGAAAAGAGGATTGTGAATATGGCTATTGTTACACTACCTATAAAGGTAATGATACTGGTATCTTTGGTACGATTATTATTCTATGCCGTTCGCAAGCGCTGTCAACACTAATTTCTGATTTTTCCAAACAAAAAAGCCAACTGTGTGTCAGATGGCTTTTCTGTTATTCGTTGATGTTTTTCTCCGCCTTAAAGCAAAATTGTGAATTGTACGAACGCAGTTAGCGCCTTAGTAGATGGTATCTATCGTACAATTCTTATTTTATTCGGTTCGCATATCGCGTCAACAATTATGTTCAAGGGGCTGAAATTATAGCGGAAAACGACCGTATAAAAGCGGACCTCCCGCTTCGGAAAGTCCGCTATAGCCGCAATTATCTGATTTTACTGAGCCTGGTTATCTGTCGGCTGCTGCGGTGCAGCGGGCTGCTGAGGCTGAACCGGCGCGGCAGGCTGCTTGGGCTGTGCAGGAGCCTGGTAGGTCATGTTGGGGTTCTGGGTCTGTTCCTGAGTCGGCTGCTGGTACTGAGGCTGAGCCTGAGCAGGATGCGCAGCCTTGTAGGTATCATACTTCTGCTTCATCTGGTCGTAAGAATAGCCATCCTGCGGGATACCGAAGTACCGGTACTGACCGAATGCCAGAATCATGTTGAAGATGGGGTTCAGGAAGAACAGGCCGATGGTAAAGCCAATCCCCTGACCAAACGCGACACTCTGCTTGTACAGGGTCACGATGTTGATGATGACGCCGATGATGACCAGCAGCGTGCCGAGCAGCGGGATACCGCCAAGCACAGTGCAGACGATGGGGACGAAGAACAGCCAGCCGTTGCCCCAGAAGATTTTGTACCGGATGTAGCTGTTGTAAAACGGGACGATAGACGCCCATCCGGGTTGACCGGCCTTTTCGAAGATTTTCCAGCCAGCCACAATGTTGAGAACGAAGAATGCCAGGATGATGAGCCAAAATCCAGCAAAGATGCTGAGAAGTGCGTTGAGGGCCGCCGCCTCTGAACCGTAGGACATAATGATTCCTCCTAAAAAATTATATTATAAAGCCAATCGGCCTTATTCCTTTTCCTGCACGGCTTTGCGTGCCGCTTTTTCTTTCGATAGTGCTGCGAGTTTCTTGCCGCTTTCGACCAGGATTGCTCGGCGTTCCTCCGAGATGAACATAGGAGGACGAATTTTTACCCACTTTTTCGGAAATTCCGCTTCTACGCAATCTTCCTTATCGATGGTCAGCTTTACCTCATCGGGATGCACTGTTGCAAGTTTTCGCAACTCGTTCATCCGCGAATAATTTCGCGTATAGTACGAGCAGGTTTTCTCTGCATCGCAGAAATTGATGATGGTCTCGCGCTCGTAGGCACCATCGGCGCTTTGAGGTGTTTGGTTGATGGGACGCATTTTTCCATCTCCTTTCAGTCGAACAACACTGCCTTCTTCGATGGTCCGTCCGGCGTGAGGCTGCACGCATAAGCCCAACGCGGAAGCATAATACGCCCGCGAACGCTAACGACGGTCATTTCCCGCGCCGTGGCTTGTTCGAATTCCGATGCGTCCAAAGCACTCCGGGTCAACAGAATAGCGTCGTCCGGCATATCGTTGAGCATCATTTTCAGTTCTTTAACTGTCATAGATTGTTTCCTTTTTCATGACCTCATCCAGCGCCTGCAGGAACAAGACGGATTCGGTGTTCTGCGTCCCAGCTGCAACGATACCGGAAATCTCGTTCGGCTCGATGAGGAAAACGCTGTCACCGTTAATGAATCCTTGCGGCCATGGCGCAGCATAATAGGCGTAGGGCACGATGTCGGTTGCATAACCGATAATTATATATTTCTGGTCGGCGTCCTTCTGAACCTTAACGATTGTCCCGAGTGAAAACGCGGATTTGAGTGTAGGCGTTGCTGTAACAGGCATTTCTCTTTTAATTTTCAATGATGAAAACACCTCCATAAATACCAGTCTATGCGGTTCGCAAGAATGTGCAACGAAAAAGGCACAAAAAAAGGAGCTGCCCGAAGGCAACTCCCTGTCATACATAGATTTGCTGTACTAAAAGCGAACTCAGCGATTCTGAGCGACCTCGACATTGAAGTCAAACAGTTCCTTGCTGGTCGAGCACCGGGAAGAAAACTCTCCGTCACGGTTCTGGATGACATCGGATGCCGGGACAGGCTTTCCGAAACCATCGTCCACAAACACAGGATGCTTGCTGCCATCATTGTCAGAACGGGGCGAGAAGCTTGCGGCCGCGAACCAGTCTTCCTCATCGTTGCCCTGCTCGTCATACAGACGGCAGAACGGAGCAGGGATTTCTGGCGTCGGAAGCTGGAACATTGCTGCCTGCATTTCCTTGCCGCCATTCTTCACATTCACATCAATGAGAGGGCAAATCGTATCGCCTGCACACTCCCACTTGGTATAGGATTGAGCGGTAATTGCGGTATTGCCGTCAGATACCTCAATACCGAGCGAAAGAATGTCTGATTTGAGGCCGAGCTTTTCCTGAAGCATTTCCGGGGTGAGAGTCAGAAGCTGACCGCCGACCGTGTTAATGATAAGGTTCATGATTGCATACTCCTTCCTGTGATTAGTAAATATAGTTCTCGCTGCGAAGCGCTGCCTGAACGGCGCGGATTTCCTTTTCGGTGAGTTGGTAGCTGCCAATCGGCGTGTTCGCGGAGCCAAAGTAAGCGGAATCGAACACCATGCAGGCTTCTCCGTTCTCATTGAGCCGATAGAGGAATGCTTCCTTTGTCCGTGCATCGGTAGGATGGTCTACCAGCGATACGAGAGGAAGACCTGTGGTCGAGTTCTTGACCATCTGCCACTCGGATGCGTTCCGGTCACAGTACCCAGCAATGTAGATGTGCGGCTCGGAGATAAGGCGCAGGTCACGCTTCATCAATTCGAGCAGTGAATTGGCGGGCTTGCAGCTGTAAGTATTGGTCAATTCGGCGTTTAGCTCAAAATTGAGCGAAACACAGAAAACACGGTATCCGCGCTTATCCAAGTCATCGAGCATTGCGGTACCAGCGCCCGAAGACAGGAATGAAACCATCTTGGTGTCCATGTTTTTAGGCAGGTAAAGCACAGCTGTAATGAGGTATTTTTCCGAACGCACCAGATTCTTAAACATCACGCATCATCCTCCGTCTTGGTAGTCATGCCATGGACTTTTTCGATAGCGGCAACAATCGTGTTGTTCTCCAGTTCAGTCATCTGTGTGCAAAGGTAACCCCAGTCGATGGCATCGTGGACCTTGCGGACAAACGCATCGTAGGTGCCAGCGGTTTTCATCATTTCGACTTCCGATTCGTAGCAGCCGGATTCCTCGAGCAGATGCTGGATGTCATCGATGGGGTTCATTTCGATAGTTGGTACAGTTTTGTTCATGATACAAACTCCTTTAAGTGTTTTGGATGCGAAAAGAGCGGACCTCTCAGAATCGAGAAGTCCGCCCTTTAAGCGAAATTGTGAATGTACGAAAGGCAGAAAGCCTTTTTGATTTGGAATGGTATCTATCGTACAATACCCATTCTACTTAGTTCGCATATTTTGGCAAGTAAAAAATGTTGCTCATTCGAAGGCGAGTGGTGAAGAGTGTAATTTTAGATGTGGAGAGCAGTCCACTCACTCCTTATTCTGTAATTTGTAATTGTAGCGTAGATTTCTAAAAAAGCCGCCCACCAAATTATGTTGTGGGCGGTTTTTTGTTGTTAGTTTTCGAAATCTGGATTCTTCCAGACCGTTTTCTTTCCGTAATGGATATCCGAAATGTACTTGAACGGAATCCTCCATGGTCTCGCAGATTAGAGCATAGGCAAGTTCGTTCTGAACATCGTCATGGGTCAACTCGATAATCTTACCCATATTCAGGCACCTACCTTTCGGCTGGACTTCTCTCGGCTCTGATGCACCATGGAAAGCGCATAGTCGAGCGCGGCATCATCATCCGGCAGATAGGTGACAGATTTGAGTTCTCCGTACTCGCTGTGATGGCGCGGGATAGTCTTGGGTCTTTCCGTAACGACCGTCTCCTTCTCGAAATGCAGAGCAATCCGATTTGCAGGAACGGCATACCGTTTCTGCCGCTCGCATTCCTTGAAGTAGTCGATGGGCGTTGCGAACCCCAAGGGTTTTCTGCCATCAAGTCCCGTAACGGTGACGACATACGCCTTGATGCCTTTCGCTTCCCGTCTCTGCTGGTCCGCATAGTATTGGTAGGAGATGTACATCGGCGATTCCTTCAAATACGCGTTAGATTCCCGCGCAATGTAGGTCCCGCTTTCCCGGCAAAACCACAGAAATGTCTGAGGTTTACCGTCGGCTTTCGCTTCCTTTGCGGCTTTCTGAATGACCTTTGTGTCGAGGTCAAAGTCCGACTGATATTGTTTTGTTACCTGCTTCATCGCAGATTTCAGTTCCGGTAAAATCGGAATCATAGTATTATTCATTTCAATTCCCCTTTTAGAACGCTGTGAGCTTGGAAATATCCATGTCATAGCGTTCATATTTGTGGATGTAATCGAAAACGGTGTTCATCTGTGCCTGAGTTGCGGTTTTGGTGGCGTCCATATCAAGAAATGTTTTTCCCAAAGACGGATTACGAACCGCAATCCAACCGCGCCGGTACAGGTAATCGAGACCCTTCCCGCTCCAATCATAGGCCATGTCCAAGACTTCCTTATCAGAGAGGTTCAGGCGTATTCTGTTTTGCATGATGATGCGCCCCGCAAGAGCCGCATGTTCTCCAAACTCGCAAGGATACCATGTTCCGTCCGGAGCAATCATGCCGTATTCAGATAACTTCTGGATATTGTTAGATTCGTTCACGCAAATGACCCCTTTGTAGTCAGGTGTTGTTGTCCAAAAACTCCTGGCATTCGGTATCGTTCATCACGAACCCGAAATACGCCACACGCTTAACGGTCGTCTCCCAGACGCGCATCGTGCGACTCCGGGGCTGTACGACCCAGGAATGACAACGCCAAAGCCCGTCCTCAGAAAGAGCATACCCGGTCGCAATAGAGCAGTGACCACGGTTTGCATCCCAAAGATAAGCGGAATTCGCGTGACATTGACTGGGCTGACCCTTGCGCATATAGCTGCTGCCATAGAAGAACTGCCCCCGACTGAGTGTTTTTACGGCGTCTTCGTCGTAGGCAGTCATGCAGACCTCATCTCCTCCGAAACTGAGAATCTTGTCATGCAGTGCTTTCATGGCATCGAGCATCTCCTTGGAGAATCTCGATTCGCCGTTATATACCTGATGGCTGTCAATCCACCGCTTCCAGTCATCGCTCATCGGATTCCAGTGGATGGGTGCGGGCATCTGCTCGGGTGCTGTGATGGGTTTCAGGCTATTCCAGCCTTTTCGTGTAAGTGTCATCTCGTTACCTCCGCTGGTTTCAGGAGTTTATCGATTCTTGCAATGATTTCATCGCGCTTCTCTCCGCTCGGAATCGAGTCACTGTGACCCTTATCCGTGAGAAGCGTGTCGAACATGGCAAGAATTTCATTCGGATTGACCGGCTTCTCGGCAGAGGCACGAAGATAGGCTTCGATATCTTCTACGAGATTCCAGTATTCCATGCCATACAGCATCGCACTGTTTTCGTTGCTATGCCGGTCTTCTTCCTCGCTTGCATCACTGCAAACGATAGGAAGTTTTATCTCGGCGAGATAATCGTCAAAGATGTCCGCAGTATAAGCGGCGAGCCAGCGAATATTGGTATTCATGATTTTTCCTCACTTTCTTTCAGCTTTTGCCGCAAGCATCATCCCGCAGCATTTGTTCAGGCAAATGACACTGACCACGAGCAGCGCGATATTGTGCAGCGTGAAGGACTGTGCCAAAGCACTGATGCTCAGGAAGATGAAGAGAACAAACAGGACAGCTAAGGTTTTGAAGAAGGTATAGATGATTCTGTTCATGGTAATACTCCTTTTCTTGCTCCTGTTATCGAAGCATGTCAACGATTTTTCCGACCAACTCATCATTGGTCACGAACTGGTTGCGGCCCCTGGCACCGAGCGATACAGAGGAGTAATCCTTCATATCGGCGGCATAGCGAACCATATTCTTGTCGGCAATCGGCTGATAGCAGGACCGTTCTGTGGTCACATACACGCATTTCCCGTTGAGGATATTCATGATGTGCCCGTAGCAGCCCGTCTGCTTGCCGTTGCGCTGCATGTTTTGCAGGGTATGCGTCAGCATCAGACCGTCGTTCTCCTTCTCAGCACAGGAGAGCATAGACAGTAGTTTTCGGGTCTTATACGCAGTGTTAGTCATAGTAAATCGCCTCATTTTTTAGAAATACTTGTAAGCAGCGTTCAGCCGCTTGTTGTAGAGTTGTAAGGTGGTCAGGTTCCCGCAATAGACCTTGCTGGACGAGATAGGAACATTCACCCCGGCTTCCATGTGCGAGAAGAACATCGCAAGACAATCTTCTACACTGTCGCTCGTGGTGAGTGTCTCGTATACCGGATACGAGTACCCCGCTGCCTGACTGTATGTGGCATTGAGCTCATGGACAAAGAATTGGACCTGACTGGAAACTGAACTTGCATCCAGACTCGATGCATAGCACCAGTTCAAGAGATTCGTCTTACGGCCGTGTGTCCATTGCAGAAGCCCATAGCCTCCGTCGTTCGGATTCTCGGCAGTAACACGAAGCCCGCTCTCCATTGCCATGCACCCCATCACAGCTGCAGTGCCGGCCTTAGAAAGACCTGCATCCCGCAACGCTGTATAGATGGCGTACTCATTGTCAGAAAGGTTCTGAGGCATCGTGTCCGTCACAGGTTCTTCTGCCGGTTCCTGTGCAGTCTCTGCCGTCTCGACAGAAGGCTCAGATACAGGCTCTGTCTCGGTCACCTCCTGCTCAGGTGCAGGAAGCACTGGTGCGAAAGGCGGCTGAGCGTTGAGTTCCCGAAGATGGACCTCCAACGGCGTGACATACTCGATATCAGAATCATCAGCTGGCTTTACCGGCGCAGCATACGCAGGCGTCGAAAAAAAGCAGGCTAAGCAGCCTATGATGGTGATAACGCTGAGCATGAAAGCGGTGGTCCCGGCATAGAATTTCAGTTTGTCGTTCATTGTGATTACTCCTTTGAATAAAAGTTCCCGCCGACAATAGCTGTTCGGCGGGATGTGATTGATGTTCGGTTGTCGGAAAAACTTCATGCTTCACGGACTACGATGGCGGTATATCCGCTATTGGCAAGATACCGATACGCTGCATCATAGGCATCGCTGAGCGATGGGGCTTTGACATACCCGATAAAATCGGAGCAGATAACCATGCCGGAAAAACCTGGGTTACCGGCATAGATGGCGAAGCGGGTGTTTTTTTGGGGATTGCGATTAAACATAGCGGACCTCCTTGCAGTCGCGTTCAAAAAGATGGATACGGATTTCTGAAAACAAAAAAGGCAGACCTACCACGAATGGTAAGTCTGCCTAATTTGAAAACAGAATTGTGAATGATGTACGCACGAAAGATTCGGCTGTGTAGAATGTTATCTATCGTACAATACCAATTCTATGCCGTTCGCAAGGATACGCAAGAGAAAAACAAAAAAAGGCGAAGTCTTCCGAAAAAAGACTCCGCCATGGTTTTGTGTGCGATTTTTGCATTTCAGTGTTGTTATTCACGGCACATTTCTCGCATCTTATTCTTCCTCAAGCCATTTCTTGGTGATGTCAAGAAGGCATTTTCGGAATTCAGGAGCGGGCTGCATCGGAATCGAAGACCACTGAGAATCGAGAATGACTGGGTATTCGTACTGTTTGCCGTTATGCGAAAACGGTATGAACTGAACTTCTCCGTCCACGAGCCATAGCTTTTCCGTTCTGATGGGTTCGATGTACTCCGTCAGCCAGCATTCGTGCGTGACAACGGAATCCGCCACGAAATACTTTGTCTTATCGTCCAGTATCAGTGCTGGGTTGTTATCCTCAACACAATACACTCTTCCGACGAACGGCAGGAGCATCGTCTCGGCGGCGTGTTTCGCGCTTCTCCCCTGCCGAATTTCCGATAGCAGGAAACTCGATATGAAATGCGGGATACCGATGCCGGTCAGGCAGTCATCGAGTGTGTGTCCGGTACAGATTCTCGGTGTTTCCTGGTCCTCCCCCTTCATCCGATTCGTAGGGATTTGCGGAACGACCTTGTCCGGCAAGCATCCGGTATTCGCCATGAGATGAAATAGTATCTGCATTATGGGACTTACTCCTTCGGCAGTTTCTTGCGAAACGGGTCAAGGTCTCCTGGCCTATAGACCGACTTGACATAGGATTTGATGTCGTCTTCTCCAAGGCTCTCAAAGAGATTCAGCCAGCATTCGGCTTCAATCCGCATCTCGCCGCCCATTTGATACGCTTTCTCGCACTGCACCAAATCAAACTGAAAATCGTTCTTGTAGCGGCAGTTTTCGGCTGCTTTTGCAAATTTCGTAAATGTTCTGGTATTCAAGGTTTACCTCCTTTTCTGAAAATGGAAACAAAAAAGCAGACCCTCATTTCGAGAGTCTGCTCTAAGCACATAACAGATTGTGAATCTACCGGTATGGGGAATCAGAAGATGGTATCTATCATGCACTTACTATTCTATTCGATTCGCACAACTGTGCAAGGGAAATTTTGAGATGCGGCTACGCTTTCGATGGTTTCCCCGCAGCTACGCTTCCTGCTCATTCAATGGCGGCAGCTACGCTTTCGATGTCGTCTGCGTTCAGGTTGATGTATTGCCACGATTGCGGGGCGCGTTTCAGGTGCAGCTGATGCATGGGCAGAGAAAGTTTGCGGACATTTGAGATATTCCAGCCATACAGCATGCCGGTTTTGTTGCCATACTCGAACAGCGCGGCTATATCGATACAGCTTTCCCGAATAAACTTATCCGCCATACCGGACAGCTTTTCGCCGTCTGCATAGTAAGGAGACAATCCTGTCAGGCAGTTCAGCTGGTCGATGTCCTCGCAGGTAAAGGCCCCGATGATTTCCCCTGCACCGCCGTTTGCCTTTGTCTCATAGCAGAATACAGCGAATGGAAACGAGATTTCCCAAGGCCGAGATTTGCGGACTTCGAGCGTCTTTTCACCCGACATGATTTTAGCAAGCCATTCGCGTTTTATCGAAATGACGACCGCTTTGCCGTCATTTACCGCGAGTGCATTTTTGAGAACCGTCACAACTCATCACTCCTCATATTCGTAGTCACAAAAGCTGTTGACCTTTCCTTCTGTCTGTTCGTATTCGGACATAAATTTTGCGACAGCCAACTCGAAGTGCCCACGGCTGATACCGGTGACATCCGAAAAATCGAGGAATGCGTGCTCAAAGTTGCTAACCATAGCCACGAGAATGTACGATTCAAGTTCCTTGGAGAATTCTTCCGGAGTGCCATCGAAATGGATGGTGACATCCTTAGATTCGTCGTCAGGGTCAAGATAATTCGAAACAGCCTCATCCTTCGCACTGGAGAAGAACCCATCGACATTGTCACTCACTCGCAGTTCAGCGGAATCGCTAAGCGGTACATTCAGCCCACCTGCAGCTTCCGATTCGACTATCAGTTGCATAACATAGTAGCGAAACATGAGGAACGCGCACACACCCGTAGGCTCAAAATTCTGAATGACCTTTTTCAACTGCGCCTGACGGTTGTTTACGACTTTGTAGTTTGCTTTCATCAAATCTCCTTCTTTAAAAGATGCTTTACAACGCATGAATATTTGATTTGCCGGGTGCAAACATCAGCGGCTCGTCCGTTACTTTCAGAACGGTGCCGTCCCCCTGCCTGCACACATACAGGATTGCTTTAAGCATCTCATAGGCAAGTTTGCTGTTGTAGGCAAGCCCTGCGTTGGAGATGCCGAAATTGCCATTCCAGCCAACCCTGAGTTTTCTCAGCTGTGGAATCAGAAGGTCACGGGCTTCCGCTATGCCGATGCCGCCCCAACGAGCGTCATGATACGCCTGCAGCTGCGGTTTGTTGTCGGTATCAGCTATATCGAGAACCTCATAGATGATGCTGAACTGTCCCATCAGGATTCTGGAATACGCATCGAGGATGGCAGCAGCTTTTACCCAAGCACTTTCGTTCATGTCGATGCGCTTAGTATACGGGGTCTCCTTGTTCCCTGTCTCGATATCCGCTGCCGCGAGCGCAGTCTGATAGATTTCCCCTGCTGCGTTTTGCATGGTAGGCACGGGAGCCGTGACCTTGAAGTCGGTGAATATCATATATGCCTTTTCGATATCCGCATCATTCACGCCGTAGGCGTCCCCGATTTCTTTGCAGATAGAAGAAAAGTTGTTGCCGTAGAATGTCTGCATTACCTGCATTACATGCAAAAACAGCTGATACTGCTTTTCGGTCATTTCGAAAATCATGGCGCACCTCCGTTACTTTATTAGCATTATACCACAAATGTGTATTCAGTACAACCATGAACGCTGATTCGTAACAAATAAGATACAAACAAAAAAGTGCCCCTAAAACCCTCGACTGAAATCGAAGATTTTAGAGGCAGTGGCGCTCATGAAAGGATTCGAACCTTCGGGCGATTTCTCACCGGCGGTTTTCTGGACCGCTGCCATCGACCACTCGGCCACATGAGCATATGGCGCAGAGAGCGAGATTCGAACTCGCAAGCCGGGGATTAGCCGACGACGGATTAGCAATCCGTTGCCCTACCGTTAGGCGACCTCTGCAGATTTGCACCCTTTTCGGGTGCGTTGGTGACCCCTGGCAGACTCGAACTGCCGACTCCAGCTTGAGAGGCTGGCGACTTAGACCAACTTGTCGAAGGGGCCATATGGTGTGCCGGGCTGGAATCGAACCAGCGACACATAGGGCTTCAACCTACTGCTCTACCGACTGAGCTACAGAAGCAGATGGGGACCCGTGGGGAATTCGAATCCCCAACCTTCTCCGTGAAAGGGAGATGACTTAACCAATTCGTCGAACGGGCCATATATAGCCGCAATCCTGCGGCGAGGGTTTATGCGATGACAAGGATATCATCAATTTTCGTATCGAGCATCGCGGCGAGAATCACAAGGTTGTCGATGGTAGGAAGTGCTGTGCCTGCCTGCCATTTGGCTACCGCCTGCGTGGATACGCCGAGCGTGTCTGCCACATCCTTGACCTTGATGCCTGCCGCTTTTCGCAGTGCCTTGATATTGGCACCCGTCTGCACGATATCGATAGTTGGAACGTTCATTTTCTTGCTGCCTTTCTGTATTGCAGGCAACAAAAAAGCGCTGCCTGCCGAAATAACTCGACAAGCAGCGTGTGAAAATGCAGTTATCGTTTAGAGACGCACCGCATCTGTACATGGTCTGTTTTTGCCTGTCGATGAGTATGAGAAACAAAGCTGGATTCGTAGGATTCGAACTCAGACTCGTAACTATATTCACTAAACGACATAGCGCGAACATTGTGTAGCATCTTCGGTTGTCTCCTTTCGTTTCGTTTTGATTACATTATACCACTTTTATTGTTTTGGTCAATCAACCTGTGGTTTATTTTTTCATCCATTTGGCGGTATCGGGTATATACACCGCATCTGTCCCCTCTTGCTTCGTGTCGGACGGATTTTCTCTGCTGCCGACTGGCGGCTTCTGGCTCTTGAACTTGTACTTGTCGCGGTAGCCAGCTCCTTCGTGGAGAACGCGGTCTGCACCGAGTTCATGTTTACTCATCACACATACGCTCCTTCCGGAAGCCTGTCTGCATCTGACAGTTCATCGACAGTCAGTTCCCTCAATGTTCCTCGGCCTGTATCTAAGCCGATGGTATACATATACACTACACGGCTATCCTGAAATACTTCGGCCGGGGTTTTGCTTTTGCTGACGATTTGCTCTATTTGTCGCTTCGTTGCCGGATACAGAACCCAGCGCTCTTCGCTTCGTACTTCTGTGCAGTTACAGAAATACAATTTTTCGTCTTCGTCCTTGCATACACAGAGCAACGGAATGCCGTCATAGCTCAAAAACTCTTTATCGACAACAAGTTCTCTTCCGAACAATTCCTTGAAATTCAGCCCCTCGAATAAGGGCTCTCCGCGTAAACTCATATTTCTGGCTTTTTAGTCATTATAGGCACCTCATTCTTCACATAGGCTGAATATGCCCAATCATGCCTGTTCCTGCTTTACTTCCTCCGTAATTTTTTCAATGATTCGTTCTGTGCATGCGGAAATCACAGTGTTGGCAGTAGCTTCTATTCCAAACTGAGAGCAGAACACATCCATTTGGATGTCATCCATGGGGTACCCAACAGAGTCGTTAAACTTCCTCACCAATTCCCGAATGTCATCCTGATTGAGGGGTTTGACCTCATGTCTCTGAACGAATCTGCGAATCAAGGCTTCATCCAACTGGTCAGGGCGATTTGTCGTTCCGATTACGATGACATCGTTTTTGATATTATCGAGCTCCTGCATGAGAGCGATTACAACACGGCTCATTTCTGCCACGTCGTCTTTCTTCCCTCGCATCGTACCCAACGCATCGATTTCATCAATGCACAAAACACAAGGCGTTCTCTTCGCATAGTCGAACATGTTTCCGATGTTCGTTTGAGTCTGTCCCAAAAAAGAGCTGATGATGCCGGAAAACTTCACGACGACAAAAGGCAAATCTGCCACATGCGCAATATACCGTGCAAGTTCTGTCTTTCCTGTTCCCGGCTTCCCTGTCAAAAGCAAAGAAGATGTGTAGTGGATTCCCAGCTCCTGCAATCGCAACGCTGCAACTCTTGTATTGAGAAGTTTATTGACAACAGATTGTTCCTCCGGCCGAATGAGAAATCTACTCTCAGGAAAATTCGTGACATCCTGTGCGGCGATAATCTTCTGCAGATTATAGGGCAGTTCAATGAGTTCCGGGCCTTTATTATCGAGTTTCTTTAGCTGATACTCTTTGAATTTTCTATCTTTCTCGGTCGCTATTTTGTTTAAGATGATTTTTGCTTGTTTTTGAGCGTTTCGAATGTCGCCATCAACAACATAGCGAATCAGCGCCCGTTCATAATCATTCATGCTCGTCTCCTCAATTTGCGATGCCGTTAATCGGTGCCTTCAAAAGCTCTGCGGTCTGCGCGGTAATGGGTTTTACATCATCGATGCTAAGATGATATGCTGTTGCGAGCTTTTGTCTTTCCTTTTCGATTTCATCGATTTTGAGCTTCTCTGCCTCGTCCACCATACTAATGGTCCGGTAGATGTATCCCGGCCTTCCTCCGAGTTCCGGCATCTTGCTTATATGGAAAAACAGCGTAATACTCACATTGGCGTACTCGCTGTGAATTAACAAGTCATCATTTTCCTGTTGCACATTTTCACCCACCTATCTCAATCTGATTTTTTGCTGCTGCGATATTTTTTTGCTTTGTTGTACACTCCATTTCATTGAGCTTTTTGAGCCATTTCGTTTTGACAATGTGTTCCAGCGGCGGCGAAACAAGATGGTTTGTGGAATAGCGGATATGGTCTTCGCTTTCGTTGAGATTATCCTGCCAAAGGCGCATCGGCTTGATGTTTTTGTCTTTGAAGTGAACATAGGTGTCCCGAAAGAATGTGGAGATGGTTCGTTCAATGTGGTCGATTTCCGGCATCTCTTCTACGTTGCGGAAAACAAGGCGTGTAGACTCACCTTCACCGTACTCTTCGTCGTCGGTCACATAACGGACTTTCTCCAGCACAAACTTTGGTTTTAATGCCTCTTTAACGGCTTCGAGAGAAAATACATTCCACTTCATGACGTCCTCCACCTCTTTTCTAATTGGTCATACTCGGCAACCTCACGCTTTATCGTCTTGCCGTCCTTCTTATATAGAGTGATACGATGTGCATAGTCGGCAGAGTGCTTCAGCAGCCGTTGCAATGCTTCTTCCTCGGAAGTTGCTTTGGTAACTCCAAGATAGGAGCCACCAGAGCCTAAGATTTCGGGTTCATACCAACCTGTTTCGTAGTATACAGTCTGCTCGCCTGCTTCATCCAGAACAACTTTCCCCTGCTCGTTATAGTTGCCTGTATAGTTGCTGCGGATGATATGTGCGGCGCGGTCGTTCCCCTGTTCTTCATAGGCTTTGGCGATAAAATCGACGTATGCCTTGAACTTTTCCTCATCGCCTTCACGGTGCGCCGCGATGAGTTTTCCGATAGTTACAGCGCTTATATTATTCACGAAATCACCCCCTGAGTTAATTTCAAAAATGGTACTCCAGCCGGGAGTTGAACCCGGAGAAAACAGAGTTTGAATCTGCCGCGTATGCCAATTTCGCCACTGGAGCATAGTATGTCATCCGCAAAAGCAGACGACAGTTGCATGGCTTGATTTTACAGCGAATATCACATTTTATCGCTGTTTTTATACTTGTATTATACCATATTTGGACGCGGATTTGTAGCGAGTACAAGTATGATTCACAAACAATTAACATCTGAGCGAGTCGCATTTTGTGCGCTTGCTTGTCGTATTCGTCTGGCGCGAATCAGTGCTGAATCTGCCTCGAATCTGCCCCGTCAGAAAACAGGCAAAAGCAACAGCAACACAAACGCGAGTCTTTGCAAGTTTCAGAAATAGCGCTTTCCTCGGCTCAGGACTTGCTCTCTGCGGGCGCTGGCGTCCAGTATAAGAGCGTTCCGAGGATATCGCACATCGGTGCCGCCTCGAAGACGCAAAGCGTTTCCAGAGCATCTCTGAGGCGCTGCTCGTAATCTGTACGCAGCATATCAAGGGGAACCAGCACCTTGTAGGAGCCGGAAGGCGCTTTCAGAACGGGAGATTCGGATGCTGAATTCTCAGTAGGGTCATTCTCCCATCCGCAGGTGATGAGATAGTCATACAGAGCATAGGGGTTTACGGCAGAGACTGTCTTTCTGCCATCAAGCATCTTGTAGGCACGGAGATACTTGGCTTCTCGCGCAAGGTCTTTGCTTGTGAGAGAATACGGGATTCGGTTAAGGTCCATATTGCTGACGAGGTCTGCGCGTTTTACCTTGACGGCAATGTCGTTTTGCTTAACACGCCAGATATACTCTGCGTAGGTCGTATCTTTTTCCCGAGTCAGTACAGAGACCGCCTCAGCCACTTCCGGAGGGAATTCCGCTCTGATGGTATCTATCGTGGTGCCGGTATCCTCCACCGTGTCGTGCAGGTAGGCGGCAGCTTTCACCAGCGGGTCAGGCTCAACGCCGTCTGCGACAACGGCCACATGCGCCGTAAAGTAGTCTTCCCCTGCCTTGTCGGTCTGGCCCTTGTGCGCCATCATGGCGAATGCCTTTGCTTTCTCAATATAATCAATCATTCGTATCACCTTTCTTTGGTTTGTAAGCAGCACCATGCGGGTCTGCCGGGCAATAAAAAAGGCTTGCCAGTTTCCCGGCAAGCCTCGATAGATTCAGGTCTTTGCGGACCTTTGTTGTAGTGTTGGAAACGGAAGATTTACTCCGCAGCGCCCTCAACGATTACGACCTCAGCCTCGGTCTCCTTAGGCATGTCGGCATCTTCCTGCTTGGTGTCGGTGCTGTCCTCGGAAGTCTCGGCGGACTTCTCGGTCTCAGCAGGCTCAACAGGAGCAACGGGCTCGGCAGGAGTTTCAGCAGGTACAGCAGACTCAACCGGAGCAACGGGCTCGGCAGGAGTTTCAGCAGGT